ATCAGTTAGTATTACTGCAGGAGCAGGTTTAACGGGTGGTGGAACAATAGCATCCACAAGAGATATAGCAGTCGGTGCAGGAACAGGTGTTACCGTTAATGCAAATGATGTGGCAATTGGTCAGGCGGTAGAAACAGATTCTAATGTTCAATTCAACAATATGGTGATTGACGGAAACTTAACTGTAAATGGAACACAAACACTTAACAACACTACAAACTTATTAATTGAAGATAGATTTATCTTAATGAATAGTGGTTCAAGTGCAACTGGTGACGGAGGTATCTTGGTCGGTAGTGGTTCAGCATTTAGTGCTTCGGCATTTATATTTGATGACTCAGAAGATAGATGGGGTGTTCAGATTGATACTCAATTAGGTTCATCAGCAGCAACATCAATACCAGAAGCTTACGCAAGTTTATATGTGTTAACAGCGAATACAGGTTCCGCAACATATAATGTTAAAGGTAATATTAAGATTGACGACGGAACAGGGGATATATTTATATATTCATAAAAATTAATTAAAGAGGTTATTATGGGAATAATGGATAAACTTGAAGACAATGGTGTCAGGTTAACAAAAGATGAAACAGAATTTCTTTTGTTCTTAATACAAGAAAGTATGATACCAGGAAAAAAACTACTTGAAGCAGTTAAAGTAGTTGAAAAACTTCAAGATAATTATAAAAAATTAAGTAAATAACTTATTGGCCTTGTTTGGCAACAAGGAAGTGGGCCGAAAAGGTAACCAACCATAAGGAGAAAAAATAAATGCCAAGTTGGAAAAAATTAATTACAAGTGGAAGTGCAGCTTCCCTTTCAAGTATCACCACATCTGGTGATATTAGTGGTAGTGAAAGTGGTTCGTTCTTAAATGTAAATGTAACATCTAATTTAGAAGCTAATGTTGCTTCAATAGCAAGTAAACTTTATGTAGATGATATAGAAGGAATAACTAATAATACAAACAGATTATCATTAGATGATGACACTCAATCAGGAATAGCAAATGGAGTATCGTTAACAGGTATAAATCATATTTATATTTGCGCTGACGAATCTAACAATGGTACTGGTGCTATTAGATTCCGAAAAGGAACTGACAATGATTTAGATTCAGCAACTGCAGTGCAATTAGCAGAAATTTCTAATGCAGGAGATTTAACTATTGAACAAGGTAGTTTATTCATATCAGGTTCTGAAAAAGTTTACTTTGGAGCTGGAAGTCATACTTACATTTCAGAAGATATTAATGATAGATTAAGATTCTTTACTGGTGGTGCAGAGTTTATGAGATTTACTGAAGATAGTTCAGACACTATAAACTTATATAAAGATACCACATTCGCCAGTTCTGCTTCTATGGCATCATTAGAAATTACTGGTGAGGCAGGACACATTAGTGGTAGTCAATCAACATTAAAAGGATTTAAACAAGCTAACATTACATCTGGTTCATTTGATTATATGAATGTTACTGGAAATGTAACAGCTTCGTCTCTTGAAACAAGTGGTGATGTAATCGCATTCGGTTCATCAGACGAAAGACTTAAAGACAACATTACACCAATCACAGAACCATTATGGAAATTAAATCAAATTGGTGGTTATACATTTGATTGGAACGAAAAACAAGATACATACGAAGGACACGACGTGGGTGTTGTCGCTCAAGAAATACATAAAGTATTACCAGAAGTTGTAGCAGAAAGAAGTAATGGATACTTAGGTGTTAAGTATGAAAAGATAGTTCCATTATTGATTGAATCTATAAAAGAATTAGACAAAAAAATCAAACATATCGAAAAGAATTGTGATTGTTTGAATAATTAGTTTGATATTTATTATTAGTAAAAATAGGAGTTATAATGGCAAAAAAATCAAAACAAATTAAATTTACAAAAGAAGAGCTTAGTGGAATTAGAGAAGTTCGTAATAGTTTCAACAACATTACGACAAATTTCGGTAATCTTGAAGTTCAAAGAATAAAAGCTGAACAAAGATTAGCTGCGATTGAACAACAAAAAGTCATAGCAGAAAACGAATATAATCAAGTAATTCAACAAGAAGTAGAACTTCTTAACAATTTAAATGAAAAATATGGTCAAGGCACATTAGATTTAGAACAAGGTATATTTACACCAGCTGAGTAAAAAAAATAATGGTCCAAAACCACATTTTGAGTTTTTAAATTGATATTTATACTTACGATATAACCTAATTAGGAGAAACATAATGGCTGAAAGAATAGTCAGTCCAGGCGTATTTACCAACGAAAAAGACTTATCTTTCTTACCAGAAGCTATTGGTGATATTGGAGCAGCATTAATCGGACCAACAGAAATGGGTCCTGCTTTTGTTCCAACAACCATCAGAAACTTCGGTGAGTTTGAAACAATTTTTGGTAAAGAAACCGGAGACTTTTATGTTCCTTTCACTGCGAAGCAATATCTTCGTAATGCAGGAGCATTAACAATCGTTCGTGTTTTAGGATTGGGTGGATATACAAACGACACAGTTGTACTTATTGCAAGTGGTTCAACTTATGGAGTAAGAGCATTAGCTACATTAAAACCATCAAGAGGAGCAGGAGCTTCACCATTTATTGGTGGACCAACAAGTGCTTCTATTGATAGTAACGTTAATTCAGCAAGTGCATTTACACTTAAATTAGATACTGATAATGACGGAACTCAAGAGAGTTTTAATTTATCATTTTCTACGAGTTCAGCAAATTACATTACAAATGTATTTAGTGAAAACCCACAAGATAATAGTAAACCCGTGTATGTATATACCAACTTTCAAAATACACAAAATGAAGTAGCAAGTGATGATGTAATTACATTTGCAACAGGTTCAGGTGAAAATTCAGAAAACTTTTCATTTGATTACAAAGTAGCATCAACACCAGCAATTCAATCACAATTAGTAAACGGAGCAAGAGTAGACTTATTTAAAGTCAAAACACTATCACACGGAACAAACGTAAACTCTAAATACAGAATTGGTATTTCTGATGTTAAGAGAGCAGCAGATGTAGCCGGTAGTGATTATGGTTCGTTTGCATTACAAGTGATTGTTAATAACCCAGGTCAAAACGACGACGGGACAGTTTTAGAGAACTTCTCAAATTTAAACTTTGATGAAACTTCTACAAACTACTTAGCGAGACAAATTGGTGATAAGTTTATCACTATTGACTCAGCAGGTAAATTAACATCAAATGGTGATTACCCAAACAACTCTAAATACATTAGAGTTTCAGATATAAGTAATCTACCAAATGTTTCAAAAGAATTAGTACCTATGGGATTTGGTGCGGTATCATTACCAAATTCTACAACACTTGGAACACCAAGTGGTAGTGTACACGCAGCAGCATACCCAACTGCTTCTTTTGTAACAGGACAAACTAACAATCGTGGTTCATTTAGTTCAAATGCATACTATGGATTTGACTTTTTAAACAAAGACAACCAAGCATACTTGAAACCACTTCCAACAGGAGTGGGAGCAGGAAGTAATGTAACAATGAGTTTAGAAAATATGTCAGGAAGTGCGGACGCATCTACATTAGGTAGCACATATGCAGACGGCACTACATTGATTTCTTTAACAAATTCAGCATTAGGACAAAGAAAGTTCGTAGTTCCTTTCCAAGAAGGATTTGACGGACAAAACCCAGCAACGGATATTAAATCCGGAACTGATATTGTTGGAAACAACACACAAGGATTTGATTTAAGTTCAGCAACAGCAACAGGTTCAATAGCATTTAAACGAGCAATCGATGCAATTTCAAATCCAGATGAATACGATATTAACTTATTAGCACTTCCAGGTGTTATTCACTCAATTCACTCAAGTGTAACTAATCACGCAATTGATAAGATTGAATCAAGAGCAGATGCCTTCTTTATTATGGACGGCTCTCATTATTCAGCTTCTATTCAAACTGCGATAAATGATATTCAAACCTTAGATAGTAATTATGTAGCAACATATTATCCTTGGGTTAAAGTGATTGACGAAGTGAAAAACAAACCTACTTGGGTTCCACCTTCAGTAGTTCTACCAGGTGTATATGCACAAAATGATAGAATTGGACAAGAGTGGTTCGCACCAGCAGGATTGAATCGTGGTGGTTTAACAGAAGTAACAGAAGCTAAAACAAGACTAACGAACTTGGAAAGAGATGATTTATACGAAAATCGTATTAATCCTATCGCAACTTTCCCAGGTCAAGGTGTAGTAGTGTTTGGTCAGAAAACACTTCAAGGTAAACCAAGTGCATTAGATAGAGTTAATGTTAGAAGATTGTTAATTAATTTGAGAAAATTCATAGCAAGTTCTTCAAGATTCTTAGTGTTTGAACAAAATACAGCAGCTTTAAGAAACAGATTCTTAAATATTGTGAATCCATATATGGAACAAGTTCAAGCAAATGCAGGACTATCAGCGTTTAGGATTGTAATGGATGATTCAAACAACACACCAGATGTTGTAGATAGAAACCAATTAGTTGGTCAAATCTTTATCCAACCAACCAGAACAGCTGAGTTCATTGTCTTAGATTTTGTAGTTCAACCAACAGGCGCAGCCTTTGATGACTAAACTATAAATCAGAGAATAAAGAAAAACCCCCAAGAAATTGGGGGTTTTTTGTTATGATAATGGGAATAAAATTTGAGAGTTTAACCACCTAACTCACAAGGGTTGTTTCTAATCTCGTGAAACACTACATAACCCTTTCGGTTCCAAATTTGTAGTCACCGAAAACCCACGACTCAATAGGTTCTTACGATTACGATATTAACACCTATTTAGGATAAATAGCAAATGTGTCAGCGTATTCAGCCAATGTATTGTATTGACTTCTATGATAACCATATTGTGGCTTGCTACCACCACGATATCTAATTCTATAATTACCAGTCATCATCATTTCTCTAATAACTGGATTAAATCTAAATTCCATAGGAATACCTTTGTAAAGAGCTACCTCGCCAGGAGTAGTATTGTTGTAATTTTCAACATTTAATCTTGGTTGATTTTGATTAGCTTCATACAATTCCATAGGATTGTGGTTATATTGATAGACATTCATAGTAAATGTCCTATTATTAAAACCAAAATCTCTTGGAACAAAAGTATCTTGGTAATTTCTCGGTTGAATTGTTGTATTTTCAGTCATTTCGTTTTCCTTTATCATTATCATAACACTATAATATACAAATACTATTTGTAAATGTCAAGCTTTTTTTTTAAATTATTCTTCGTCTTCTTCGTGGTTATCTCTTTCGTAAACTTCTTCTTCACAATCATCACAAAGGAAAAAGCCGTCTATTTCAACACCACACTCTTCACATATTATTTCATCAATCATACTATAATATACAATGAATAAATGACAATGTCAAGTAAAAACTTCTAAAAAACTTCTAAAAAGTTATCGTTATAAGATAACACTTTTTTTGATTTCTTTATATTTATTACTGAGTTAAATTATAGGAGAAATAAAGTGGCATTTTTAGACCCAAACGAAATATTTTTTACACCATTTGAACCTAAGATGAAAAATAGGTTTATTATGGAAATAGACGGAATTCCAGCATACCTTATCAAAACTATGGCAAGACCACAAGTATCATTTGAATCAGTTACTCTTGACCATATCAACACAAAAAGATATGTAAAAGGAAAAGCAACTTGGTCAACATTAGAAATTACTCTCTATGACCCAATCGTTCCTTCAGGAGCACAAGCAGTCAATGAGTGGGTAAGACTTCATCACGAAGCAGCAACCGGCGTAGACGGATACGCTTCCGAATACAAGAAAGATATTACTTTCAATGTATTGAGTCCTAATGGAGAAAGAGTAGAGCAGTGGGTTCTAAAAGGTGCATTTATTACAACAGCAAATTGGAACGGATTAGATTACGCTTCCAATGAAGTAGTCGATATCAATCTTACAATGCAATACGACTACGCTATATTAGAGTTTTAGGAGATAAGTTATGTGGGCAATATTTAAAGATGATAACGATTACAATGAAAAATCAATAATTGGATTTGCAGCATTCGCAGTAATGACAATATTCGCAGTTGTTGATTTAGGAACAGGAATCGTTGGAAAAGATTTGGTCATTAATGATATGGTATACAATTCATTTGTATTCATAACATTAGGGTCTTTCGGTATCGCAGGTGCTGAAAAGATTATGGGCAAAAAATAGTTATTAATTC